GCGACCTTAGTCGCTTCAAGTGGTTCTTCCCCAACTGTGTATCCCCACACAGTCCATAAGAACTGGTAGGTCACATCATAGTGACTCTATACCAAGGTATCGTGGCACGTACAGAAATGTTCGGAACGCGAACCTATATAAATATAGGAGGTACCTCATGAAAAATTCACCAATATATTTTGAGAGTCTAGACAATATGTCTAAAACTTTCAAGTATCTTGGTAACTTAGATGGAACACCTTTGGTAAAGATTCTAAAGTTAGAATACAATAAACTTGTAAAAGTTTACGGTATAAGAACTTCAGTTTCAATCTTAAAGGCGTACTACAACGAGGCCACAAGGTATTCGATGGGTTTACCCATTGAAGCTCTTACACCGATATGGGTCAAAAGAGATAAAGGAAACTTTCCTAAATTTCTTAAGAAGCATTTCGGCGGGCTTCTCAGTAGTAAAACAAATCTTGAAAGATTAATGGCACTAAGTTTTCTTAGATGCTACGAATCAATATCCTTGAAACCTGTCGAAGACCTAAGTTCAATTATTGAACCTTCAAGAGGTACAGACGCATTCAAAAATATCAGTAAAAGATTTTCTAAATTTCTTAATAATTCTAGATTTTCAAATAGAATTAGAAATAAATTTAAAAGATCCTTGGCCACTCTACAATCCAAGAAAGAAGTTGAAGGGTTTTCACTTCATTTCTCTGGGAAAAGCGGAATCAGTGGACCCACTGTATTAACAGCTTGTGAACAATCAATTGCTATTCCTAACCTCATACGAGAAGAATTTATCAAATTAGATAGTATTTTCAAAACGAAAACTACTAAATTATTAGATATTAATTCTGATTATATAAGAAAGGGTAACAATGATTTCCACGTTCCTAGGAGCAATAAGGATGATCTACACCGTTATCTTGGTCGGGCGACTTTCGTCCCCGACAAGGGCGGTAAGACTAGACTTGTTGCAATAGGAAACTATTGGATACAGCAAGCACTTCTTCCAGTACATGATATAGTATATGACGTACTTTCTGGCATAAGAGAAGATGGAACATATAAACAAGAAGATTCGTTTAAAGCTGTATTAACAGCTTCAAATGATCATCATGTTTGGTGTTTCGACCTTTCAAATGCTACAGATCGGTTTCCATTGTTACCACAGATATTTGTACTTAAATCTTTAAACACTGAGATTGGAGATTCTTGGGAAATTATCCTAAGAAACCTCAATTTTCAAAGTTACAAAGGTGAAGTAAAATATTCTGTTGGGCAACCAATGGGCATATACTCATCATGGGCTGTTTTCGCTTTAACCCATCACTACATTATCCAGTATTGTGCATGGATCTTAGGGTTTAAATCCTTCGATAAATACAGAGTACTTGGAGATGATGTGGCCATTTGGGACGAAGACGTTGCTAGAGAGTACAAGAATATAATTCTTTCCTTTGATGTTGGAATTAGCAATGCTAAATCTATCATCCCAGATATAAATTCTAGTAAACCAGCGAAAGCTGAATTTGCAAAGAGATTATGTCTTGATGGAAAAGAATTTACTCCTGTCTCTCCAGAACTATCTAGGACCTCATGGAAGAATTTGGGTGAATTCCCACTCTTCTTAACTTGGCTTGATAGTAGAGGCTATGACTTGAAGAAGATCCCCGTCTCGAAATTATTTTCTGTTGGTAAGTTTTCAATTTACCAAAAGAAATTAATTGTTGTTATCCTTTTCTTTTGGGGATTGGTGCGCGATCCCGTTTGGGACCTATCGCATTATCAATCCTTCCAACTCGAAAATACGAAATTTGAAATTAATTTCTTAAGACGTAATCGAATGGAAGATCAGGATGAAGCAATCAACGAGGCTGTCGATAACTTCAGGGCTGACATCGAGAATGTATCTAGTGATCTTCGTGACTTACCAGAAGGCTTTGCCTTTGAAGTAATCATGCAGACAAGACTTCGAGAAGTTAGAGAACTTCAACAAAGGTTGCAAGACATGGATACTCCAGGACATCCCTCTTTCAAGATGGTCCCAGCATTAAACGATTTAGAATTTCTCCCAGATTTATCTGTAGAGAACATTCTCTCGGGTTTATTCAAGAGAAGTTCTAAAAGACAATCTTTAGGTGAATACCTAAAACGAATTGCTAAGACCGCCTTAAAAGAAATTGACTTTACCGAATCCATTTAAGGAACCCGGG